GCTTGAATGGCTTTTAGAAAATAAGATATTTTCCACATCCTTTTCATCAATAAATGTAGTGTTTGAAGAAGTAAACTCATCTGATTCTAAGTATGATTTTAAATTTACATTGCCACTGACTGGAGTTGTTTTTTTTATAATATATTCGAGTCTATCTGTAGATGACATTTTTTCTTCATTAGGAGGGGTAAACTGATCGACAATTTCAAATTTCCCTTTATCATTAACCTTATAATTAACATAAGGATGAAAAGGCTTGCCTGATTCTATTTGACAATGAATAACACCCTTTTTGTCTATATATACTTTGGATGTACATTGACAGATTTGTTGGTTGTATTTTGATAAATCTAGAAAGTCTATTAGTTCGTCTTTTGAATTATAATTTAATAATATAAAAGTTTCTGGGGTAGTAACAATTAACGTATTGAAATCTGAATGCAAATTGATTCTTCGCTTAATAATTAAGTACTCAATCGATTCTTTAGTTAGGAAATGAGATTTCTTAAATCGTTGTTCAGTCTCTTTATCAAATTTCTTGTTATTTACGAATATTTGATTATATTTTTCTTTTACATATTCTCTCCATTCTTCTCCAAACTGCTCATTATCATCTTTGAGAAATAAAGTATCTTTAACAGTAATCAATTTTATACTTTTAATACTGAAATCAGTACTATTCTCTTTTATCTTTGAATCGTTTTTGCATCCAAAAAAAATAAATAAACTTAAAATCGTAAGTCTATAAATAATACCATTCATAACGCCTAAATGTAATTTTATCATCTTCTAATTGTTTCCAAGTCCAAAGGTTTGACTCCCCTTTTAACATTAAATTATTTTTATCATTTTTACTTCCATTATATCCTCCTTTTTCGCCATTGGCTTTTCTTATTCTAAAACTTTGTATTCTTCCAAATGGATCATCAACGATTATGCCGAAATCATTAACATCTACAACCCTAACTATATGCCCTAGCGTAGACATACAAACACCATAACCTTTATTTAATTTATCTTCTAATAATTTTTTATGTTTATTTTTATTATAAATACTTCCAACTTCTTCATAGCTAGCTTTAATACCAAGTTCCTTAGCGATTTTAATTCTTGTTCCTACGAACAATCTAGCATCATCTCCTTGTTTTAGAGTATCTCTAATCATAAACATCATGAAATCTTCCATCTTCATGTTAGGATCTGGAGCAGGGTTCATTTGACCTAAATATTGCAATGCAATCGATTCACTCGTTACATTACACATTGTATCAGCAAGTTTCTTATATTTAGCATCTCTTTGGCTATTATACTCTGCAAAATATTGCAAAATACGGTAAGCTTTTATTTTTTCTTCATTAGTTTGGAACTTATCAATTACCTTTCTAATTTCTTTTATCTGTGTAGCACTAAAATAACAAAAGGTTAATGAGGTGTCCAAATTAAAAATTTCTTTTGGATTAGCTATTATTAAATTATAGGATTTATTCATTAAGATAATGTTTTTTGAATATTGTCCTTCTCTTTCATTTTCTTCCAACGCTTCTCTAACTTCCCACACATATGTCTTTCCACCATCTTTACCTACTTTTTTCCCCTTTTTATCAATTTCATCAGCTTCTCTTAAGAAAGGTTTGTTAGCTCGATAGGCAGCTTTCGGGTCGCCATATACAACTTCATCATTCAGATGCCCTATTCCAGATTTAGTCGGGAAATTAACAGACAAATAAATATCCGTTGCAGTTTTTAATTGATTTTTAGTTTTTAATAAAAACCATTTTTCAACATAATCAAGCTGTTCTAAAGCAGTCATATTAAATAATGCAGAACGTTTTACTTTTAAATCTTTTGCAGCATCTTTGCCAAATTGTATTAATCCTACGAATCCAGCTTTTTCATCATCGTCCATAATTTTTTCAAAAGTACCTGCTTTTGGAGAAAAAGATAAATTAGTTTCAAAAGCTATAATATTCATTAATACGTTTGGAGTGAATATAATGCCCTTCTGCTTTTCTATATTTTTGCATATCTGAACAATTCGTAGTCTAAATTCCTTACTCACCTTGTTTCCCCAAATTAATTGCGGATCATCTTCATCAATAATTTCTCTCTTATTTTTATTTACATTCCCTTCACCTATGATCATAGTCAGTAATTTATCATTTAAGTGTCTTGTAGAATAGTCTTTAACACCTGCGTAATACTTTATTTTTGAACCTACTTTTAGTTTTTTATTAAGGTTTATTAAAGTAAAACTGATCATTGCAACTCCTTCTGAACTTACTTTTACTTTGTTCTTAAATGATGGTTCTTCTCCTATTTTATGGGCAGTCAATTCAATTTCTTCTCCTACCATATTTTGAGTTTTAGCTACTAAAGTTACAATTGCTCCTTTTTTACCAAATGGAACTTCGTCCTCTGGTCTTACTCTACTTCCATCATATGTAAAATAAACATCAAGTATTTTTTTATCTGTTGTAACAGACAAAACAGTATCAGATTCGTAATTAGCTGGCACCTTAAATAAATATGGTTTGCTATTTTGGATTCCTATTAATTTAAATCCAATTTTGGCATTTTTCCCACTCTTGAATCCAATTTCTTTTTGAAAATTAGCATCAAATTTTATTTTTTCAAAAATTTCACCTTTTCCATTAGTTCTTACATCAATGTAATGGTTCGTTTTTGCATTGTTTAAATAAAAATAAACTCTTACAGTTTGGTTTTCATAGTAAGGTATTTGTGCCTGTATGTAATTACTTTCTCCAGAAAAACCAGAAGTTACTTTTTTGCTTCCTCCGCTCCATGCCCAATGTGCTTCGGTTATTTCTGGCTGCTTAATTTCAATTTTATAAATACATCCCGAGTTAGTACTTTTTTTACTATCACTATAAGCTTCTACCGTATAATTTCCTTCTTTTTGAGGAATATGCATTTTAAAAGAACTCCATTTATGAATATACTTCTTTTGAGGATTATTTTTTTCGGTGAATAAAACATCATCGGATCGTAGATATGGTTTATTATTAGAATCATAAACCATCCATTTTACATCTTCTTTTTCGTTGTCTGTAGCAGGATTTATTTTAAAATTTTTAACATCAAACGTTACCGTTTTGTTTGGATCTCCTAATAAAAATACCTTATCGTTTGATGCTTTTTCGGCAAGACCAATACTTGTAACTTCGTTTTTAATTACTGAGGTTTTAAATTCTTTAAGTAAGGAATATTGATCTTTACTAGTTATTTTAATTTTGTATTCGCCTAGATCAGGCATAGCAAGTTTAATAATAGCAGTCGAATCTAATTCCTGCTCATCTGAAATTTTGATTGATTTATTGTTATCTGAAACTTCTAGTTGATAATAAAGCTTTAATGGATTTAATGTTTTTACTTCCTTATTTTTTAGGCTCACTTTAAACAATTGTTCTTGCGTAGAAGCTCTTGTTATTCCGCTTTTAGGAATAGTTGGAGATGTAATTAGAATTTCCTGAGCTATTATTTCAAGTTGTATATATGTTGCTGTTTTTGCGCTTTTTTTATGATGAATTGTAGCACTATGTCCATAAGCATCAATTTTATAAATACCGGGCTTATCAAAATTATAATTGAAAGAAGTTCCTTCGTTTTCAAAAACAATTCCTTTATCTTTTTTATTATTAATATCATAAACAATCCAATCAATGTTTTCTTTTTTAAATAAGTTTTGAACAATAAAAAACTCATCAAGGAAAAATTCAAGACTTTCTCCTACTATAAACGAAGTTTTTTGAGTATTTTTTATTTTAATCGCGCTTTTATTTACTGCACTTCCACGAGTATTTTCATTGTTTACTTCCTTCAGGAATACATACACATCTTCTTTCCCGATAGGAGCGTATAGTTTGTCTGCACTTAAATTAGGATATATCTTAGTTTTGGTTGTTATAGTGATCGTATTTGGTAATCTCTCTAGTCCTTCTACTTCTCTCAGTAATAAGAATAATTCGTCGTATTGCTCGAAAAGATTAGCGATGTTAGTTTTATCATTATTTAATTCTTTTCTAATTTTCGTCCAACGTTCATTACTTGCTTTAGAAATGTTTCCATTGAGTATGTTGGCGTCAATAGACTCGATCATTTTTTTACGAATAGTGTCCCAATTAAAAAATTGACTTTCTATAAGGCCTGAATTTGCCTGTTTCAGGATGGTATACATTTGAGTAAATAATATATCATTTGGTTTACCATCAAAATCCTGAGCTGTAGCTCCTTCTTCAAAAGCTTTTGAAATACCTGTCCAATATGCTATTGTTGAGGTATCATTTGCTAAAATGGCTGCATCTAAATTCTTTTTGATTTCAGCTTTTATTATTTCTATAGTTGGTTCACTACTATTTGGTTGAAGCATTTTCGGTACCGTCAAGGTTTGCTGAGTTGCTATGCCTTTACTAAAGTTTAGAGTATTATTTTCTACTCTTAAAGTCGAAGGAGTAATGTTTGCTGATGTGGGAGAACTCATAGTTGTTCTACCAGTGTTATCAGCAACGCCTCCTCCGATTAGAGCACTTGAAGGCGTAATACCAGTTGTGATATTATAGCTTGGTATTGTTTCCCTTGAAACTGAAGGAGTAGTGCTAAACGATGTTGCTGTATCTTTATTGGTTTCAGCAGTGGGGTCGATAGCGCCTCCTTCGGTTAAGGAATTAAGATTGTTTGTAATGGGAATAACATTTTGATGTTTTTGCTCTTGCCATATTTGTACTATATCCTTTTGCTGGCTCATCTCTTTTGAAACTTTAGCTAGCTCTTTTATAATGATGTTAGTTAAATGTTCGGAACTTTTTATATCAGCACTATTTTTTATTGAAAGATTGAAATTGTGAATTGCATTTTTACTCATCGCTAGGTGTTTTTCTGGGTGTAAAAGTAGCATTGTGACTTGTGATTTTAAAATTTTAAGCCTTTTGTATTCAGTAGTTTCAGTAAGTTTTGTTTCTGCTGAAACTACTGAAACTACAAAGCTTTTTTTAGCCCTTTTTTTATTCTTGCATTCTACTTTTACACTCTCAAAAAACAACTAGCAGGTTGCATTATTTATCATAATGATTTGCAAATTCTCCTGCTATTTAAAGAAAGAATCATCACACTATATAGTAACCTCACTAAAACAATAGCCATTATGGATTATTTATTATCGAAAGGCATGAAGAGAATGCCTAAAATACCTGACAAGAGTAATTTCCATTTTTTTTCTAATTAAACAATTATTGAAGGATCCCAAGTAAGGAATTTAACCTTACTCTAAACTAACAATTATGAAAAAATACAAGGATATCTATTGATCTTACAATGCTTAAAATAAAACTTCTAATTATATAATTTAAAATAAAAAAACATGGCTTTACAAACATTAAATACCATAAAAAACTGGTTTAGAACAGGTTTTAAACCAACTCAAAATCAATTCTGGGATACATGGGATTCTTTTCGACATAAATATGAAAAAGTCCCTGTAAAAGATGTTGAAGGGCTTGACGAATTGCTTTTAACTAAGGCAGACAAAGTAGTTTTAAATAATCACCTGGCTGATAAAAATGCGCATGCTCCACAAGTAAATACGGATTGGAATAGTGATTCTGGTTTTAGTCAATTGCTTAATAAACCTGAATTTAAAACTATTAATGGGGAAGCAATTGTAGGAACAGGGGATATTTCTATAGATAGCTCCCTGCAGGATTTACATAAGACATTAGATGTAGGCAGGACCTGGACTAAAACTTCAGAACTAGATACTTTTCTTACTATTGATGACGAAGCATTGGGGGCAAAAGATGCTTTTGTATGGGAAAGTCCAGCGTCAGGAATAGGAGCCACGCCTGCAGCATTTGCGTTAACTACAGGGATTTCTACTAAGCGTACCGTTTTAAGATCAGACCCACCTGTAGCAACGGGGGTTTTAACTTTCGAACTTCAAAACAATAAACCGTCTGGAGCTTATAAGTTAGCAACGACAAGTGATTTTAAAACTATTAATGGAGAATCTCTTATAGGGAGTGGTGATATCGGTTTAAAAGTAGATGCTGTTGGTTTAGATGCCATATTGACTGCAAAAAATTATGCTAATTCTTCTATAATTCTTGCTGATTACTATCAGAGTTCATCATATTATCAAGGCTTAAATCTTTCTGCTTTAACTGGAAATACAAAACTGGAAAACCATTATTCAGGTAAAATTACAAGTACTTTGGAGTTAAATCCAGGGAATTTAAGTCTAAGACAGGTTGATACTGATTCTACAGGAGAAGCAAGTATGGAAATATATGGTGGAGGTAGGGGATATTCTCCTGAGATTTCATTTAAAAAAAATAAAAATGGAGAATCTTCTTTTTGTGCTATAAAAGCGGGTGATCCATTAGACATAGATGATTTAACTACTAAAAGATATGTAGATTCTCAAGTTGATACTAAAGCAACAATTTATTCTCCAACATTCACAGGAGTTCCAACTGTGCCAACAGCATCATTAGATACGAATACTACACAAGTCGCATCTACGGCTTTTGTAAACACGGCTGTAAATAATTTATCCCAAAATTTGAAGTCATACAAGGTATGGACAGCTGTAATAAGTCAATCTTCCACAGACATTCCTGTGATAAACTCAGTGTTACAAAATGATTTTGAAGGAACTGTTGCAGTATCTAGAGAAGGTTTAGGTATATATTGGTTTACATTAGAGGGAGCATTTACTGGTAATTTTCTCTCTCCTCAAAATGGAACACTCATGTTTCAAAGTTGTTGTGATTCTTACGGTGCAGTAAGTGTTTCGAAATTAAATGACAATCAAATTCAAGTAAGGACATTTACATTAGGAATGGATTCCGAAGATCAATTATTAAGTGAAAATTTAATTGAATTTAGGGTGTATAATTAATTATAAATTGCAACTAAAATTTAAGACTTTGATGTTACCATATTCTTTACCCGATAATATTAAAAAAAAATCTCTCAAATCCATTTTGAGTAGAGATATCAAAGATTGAAGAAGAATATAATTTCTTTGATGGTCTTGGGGAACTTTTATCAGTAAGAAAAACTAGAATTAGTAATCTATTATGGATACTAAATCTAGTTTTTAAAATGTCAAAACATCGATATTTTATAATTAATTGTTGTCAGTCAAATCTCAATATTATTAAGAAGCTTTTTTTTAGTTAATCATGATTAAGAATTTTTATATAAAGCCGTGAAGTTGTAAAGAAAGCATGTGTAAACTTGGAAACTTTTGCTGTTTTGTGAGAGATTTATTCGGTGCAGTATTAAAGATGTTTTTCTTAACTTAATGATATTGAGCTTTAGCTACCGAAAACAGGAGTTTTTTGCATCTTTCCAAGCTGCTTTTCCACTTTCAAAAGTCGAATAGTATTGTATGTGCATCAATTCACAAACTCCCAGAATATTCATATAATATATTCTTGCTTAAAATTAATACTATACTAATCTTATTAAACAATTAATAGTAATAAATAAATATGAATTAGGTATGAAAAGTAACCGATAGTATTCACTATAGAATCAACTTTATGAAAGGTTGAGATTATCAAAACTTCAATTAAAAAAACATAATTAACCCCAATATAATATGACAACAAATATAAATACCATTCTAGGCTGGTTTAAAACTGGTAAAAAACCAACTCAAGCACAATTTTGGGCTTCATGGCAATCATTTTGGCATAAAGATGAAATAATGATACCGCAAAGTAGCATCGATGGACTTACAAACGTTCTAAATGCTAAAGTTGAAACTGACCAATTTGAAGCGCATAAAACGGATAAGAGCGCACATACTACTTTGTTTGAAGCTAAAGAAGATAAAGCCCAAAAAGGTTTTGCTGATGGATATGCTCCATTGGATTCTTTTGGAAAATTAGCCAGTCAGTATTTAGATATCGTAAATGATTTGGTTTCTGGTGGATCTACTTCGCTTTTAAGTGCAGAACAGGGCTTAGTTTTGCAAAATCAAATAAAAAGCATAAATATATTATTGGCTTCAGACAACATTAATTTGGACACGCTCCAGAAAATTGTTGATGCTATTGAAGCTGTGCAGTTTTCATTGAGTACTATTTTAGTAAATGATTTGACTTCAGGAGGAGCCACAAAAGCGTTAACTGCCGAAATGGGTAAGATGTTGAAGATTATGATTGATTCTTTGACAACTATTATTTCGGGAAAAGAACCGTTAATAACAGGTGGTGTAGCAGGACAGTATTATGATTATAATAAAACTTGGCAACCTATACCTACTACAGATATTTCAGGTAAGCAGGATATTGTTAACCAAATTGAAGTAGGAACCAGTCAGTCTGCGCAAGCATCATGGCAGGGAAAAACTGTGATATTTACGGTTAGTTGCACTATTACTATTCCTGCATCATTGATCGATAGTTATATTTTTAACGGTATAACTTTGCCAGGTGTAACTGTTAATTGGGTAATCACTACACCTAATATATGGCTTTTTGGCACTCCATCGGCAACAACTGAAAAACAGATTTTCACACTCACAAAAAGAGGTAGTACTAACAACATTTTATTATTAGGAACATAATGGGAAGTTTATTGCAAAATACAATATTTGGAAGGAATAAATTTAAACCATTTATTTCTACTTGGAAAACGGATAATATTTCTACTGGCTCAAGTACAATAAATCAAATAAAACTACCCCTAATTACTTCAGGAGTATATAATTTTGTTGTTGACTGGGGTGACGGTCAAACAAATACCATAACACAGTGGAATCAAGCACAGGTTTTACATAACTATTCTACAGCAGGGAACTATACTGTAACCATCATGGGAGTTTGTAAGGGATGGCAATTTAATAATACTGGTGATAGATTAAAATTCAAATCCGTTTTATCATGGGGTTCACTTTCATTAGGTACAGACCAAAGTTTTTATTTTTATGGATGTGCTAACTTGAATTTAAACGAGGTTACGGATGTTTTAAATTTATCGGGAACAACTTCTTTATCAAGGATTTTTCAAGGATGTACTAGTTTAACTACTATTAATTTTGTTAACAATTGGAATACAGCAAATGTAACAGTTCTTTCGAGGGCTTTTAGTGAATCAAGTTTTAATCAACCGTTAAGTAACTGGAATACTTCAAATGTTACAACTATGGCATCCATGTTTAATGCCAACACCATATTTAATCAAAATATTGGTGCTTGGGATGTTTCAAATGTTATAGACATGAACTCTATGTTTTCAAATGCATTGCAATTCAACAACGGAGGTAGTTCCGATATTAACAATTGGAATACTGGAAAGGTTACAGATTTTACTTCGATGTTTTTTAATATACTTAATTTCAATCAACCAATAGGTAATTGGAATACATCGAATGCGCTTAATATGACAGCTATGTTTCTTAATAATGGTTTGTTTAATCAACCAATTAATAATTGGAATGTTTCAAAGGTTATTAGTATGACTCAAATGTTTGAAAGTACAACAGCTTTTAATCAACCTCTTCACAATTGGATTCCATCTTCTTGTACTGCTATGAATAATATGTTTAGAAATACAACTGTTTTTAATCAAAATATAGGTGCTTGGAATGTTTCTAATATTACAAATATGGCTCAAATGTTTAATAATGCGTCCGTATTCAACAACGGAGGTAGTCCCGATATTAACAATTGGAACACTTCGAACGTTACAAATATGACAGCTATGTTTCAAAATGCTGCATGGTTTAATCAAAATATTGGTGCATGGGATGTTTCAAAGGTTACAACTATGAATCAAATGTTTCAAAATGCAATTGGGTTTAATAACGGTGGAAGTTCAGATATTAACAACTGGAGAACAACAGGGTTATCAACTGCAACTCAAATGTTTCAGAATGCAACTATATTCAATCAAAATATTGGTGCATGGGATATGTCAAGAGTTACCAATTGTTTTGGTATGTTTCAGAATGCAATTGCATTCGACAACGGAGGAAGCCCAGACATTAACAACTGGAATACAAGTAGGTTTACAAATATGCAAGATATGTTTAACAACACCTCTGCATTTAATCAACCTATTGGTAAATGGGACGTTTCAAAGGTTACTTTAATCGCAAGAGCATTCGCAAGAGTGGGAGCGGGACATAATTTATTTAATCAAAATATTGGTGCTTGGGATGTTTCTAATGTACTGTCTTTCGATAGTATGTTTTACTGGAACGCTGGCACAAGTTCATTTAACAACGGTGGAAGTCCTGATATTAATAACTGGCGTTTGAATACAAGCATATCAGCTAATATTATTATGCAAAATATGTTTAGTGATAATAGAGTATTTAACCAGCCAATCGGCAACTGGAACACAGAAAGAGTTTCTTTGATGAATGGAATGTTTAAACAAACAATTTTTAACCAACCAATTGGAAACTGGAATACTTCGAACGTTACAAATATGACAGCTATGTTTCAACAAGCATCTTTTAACCAGCCAATCGACAACTGGAATACTTCAAAGGTTACCAATATGTCAAGTATGTTCCAAGGTGCAAGTACCTTTAACCAAAATATTGGTTTTTGGAATACTTCAAATGTTGTAAATATGTCAAATATGTTCGGTAATGCAAAGGCTTTTAACCAACAGATTGGAAATTGGAACACCTCTAGTGTTACAAACATAAGTAGAATGTTTCAAAGTGCAAATGCATTTAACCAACCAATTGAAAACTGGAATATTTCAAAAATAACTGATTTAAGCTTTCTATTCTATAATGCGATTTCTTTTAATCAAAATTTAGATAATTGGAATACTTCAAACGTTACAAATATAGGGCAAATGTTTCAAGAGGCTAGGTCTTTTAATGGTTCAATTAATGGTTGGGATGTATCAAAAGTAACAAATATGTATGCAATGTTTTATAATGCACACGTATTTAACAAACCACTAAACAACTGGAACACTTCAAAAGTTACAGCGATGGGAGCAATGTTTTATTTTGTATATGATTTTAATCAAAACATTGGAAATTGGAACGTTTCGAACGTAACGGATTTTGACGCATTTATGAATGGAAAATCAAGTTCAAATTTTTCTGCCGAAAATCTTGATGCAATCTACAATGGATGGAGTACACGACCAGTTAAGCCAAACGCAAAAATAGGCTTTGCCTCAATCAAATACACGTTGGCTGGATCTGATGGAAGAGCAATTTTAACAGGAAACCCGAATAACTGGACAATAACAGACGGCGGAATTTTGTAAATAAAAAGAAAACTTAATTTCTGGAGTTATAAATTCAAAGGTGTCAAGATTATGAGAACATAAATTCTTTGATAGTCTTAGATGTTCCAGTCATGAATATTAGTGAATAAATCTCGTTCACTTATTGGATTTAAACCTCGTTTATTTCTAATGAAACTATAGAAGCTACAGATTATATTTTTCTGCTTTCAGAATACTTTTCCACTTTCAAAAGACGAATAGTATTGCTTGTGTATGCATGTCAGTTTATAAGCTTCCGGAATATTCATACAAAACATTCTTCCTTTAAATTAATACTATACTAATCTTATAATACAATTAATAAATAGGAATCAGGTATGAAAAGTAACCGATAGTATTCGCTATAGAATCAACTTTATGAAAGGTTGAGATTATCAAAACTTCAATTAAAAAAACATAATTAAGCCCAATATAATATGACAACAAATATAAATACCATTTTAGGCTGGTTTAAAACTGGCAAAAAACCAACACAAACTCAATTTTGGGCCTCGTGGCAAAGCTTTTGGCATAAGGACGAAATGATACCACAGAGTAGTATAACTAACCTGGTAAGTACATTGGATGCTAAAGTTGAAACTGACCAATTTGAAGCGCATAAAACGGATAAGAGCGCACATACTACTTTGTTTGAAGCTAAAGAAGATAAAGCCCAAAAAGGTTTTGCTGATGGATATGCTCCATTGGATTCTTTTGCAAAATTAGCCAGTCAGTATTTAGATATCGTAAATGATTTGGTTTCTGGAGGTTCCACTTCGCTTTTAAGTGCAGAACAGGGCGTGGTTTTGCAAAACCAAATAAAAAGTATAAATATATTATTGGCTTCAGACAACATTAATTTGGACACGCTCCAAAAAATTGCTGATGCTATTAAAGCTGTGCAGGTTTCATTGAGTACTATTTTAGTAAATGATTTAATAACAGGAGGAACTACGAAAGCCTTAACTGCCGAAATGGGTAAAACGTTGAAGGTTTTGATAGACTCTTTAACAACTATTATTTCGGGAAAAGAACCGTTAATAACAGGGGGGGAGACTGGACAATATTATGATTATAATAAAACTTGGCAATCTATTCCTACTGTAGATATTTCAGGTAAGCAGGATATTGTTAACCAAATTGAAGTAGGAACCAGCCAACCTGCGCAAGCATCATGGCAAGGAAAAACTGTGATATTTACGGCTAGTTGCACTATTACTATTCCTGCATCATTGATTGATAGTTATATTTTTAACGGTATAACTTTACCAGGCGTAACTATTAATTGGGTAATTACGACACCTAATATATGGCTTTTTGGCACTCCATCGGCAACAACTGAAAAACAGATTTTCACACTCACAAAAAGAGGTAGTACTAACAGTATTTTATTATTAGGTGTATAATGGGAAGTCTTTTGCAACATACAGTATTTGGAAGAGATAAATTTAAACCATTTATTTCTACTTGGAAAACTGATAATATTTCTACCGGTTCAAGTTCAGCTAATCAAATAAAGCTCCCCCTAATAGCTTCGGGAGTATATGATTTTAATGTTGATTGGGGAGATGGTTCAAGTAATATAATTACTCAATGGAATCAATCACAGGTTTTGCACAATTATACTACATTCGGAAACTACACTATTAAAATTAAGGGTAAGTGTGAAGGGTGGCAGTTCAATAATGCTGGAGATAGATTAAAAATTCTCTCTATAGCTTCATGGGGTGATTTAAAGTTAGGTACAAATCAGGGAAATTATTTCTTTGGATGTGCTAATTTAACATTAACTAACGTTTCAGATGCTCTAAATTTAACAGGGACTTTTTTTATGAGTCAAGCATTTAGAGGATGCTCTAGTTTATCAAGTATAGGTAAAGTAAATGAGTGGATCACATCAAGCATTACAAACATGAGTGCAATTTTTAGGGAAACTGCTTTTAATTCAAATATAGGAGCATGGGATGTGTCAAAAGTTACGGATTTTTCTTATATGTTTAACACATCTTCTTTTAACCAACCAATTGGAAGTTGGAATACTTCACTTGCTGTAACTATGGTCTCTATGCTCTCAGGATGTCCATTTAATCAAAATATTTCTTCTTGGAATGTTTCGAAGGTAACCGACATGAATAGTATGTTTTCTTTCAATATCTCTTTCAATCAACCAATAGGAAATTGGAACACATTAAATTTAAGAAATACGCAAAATATGTTTTTTAATAGTACGGCTTTTAATCAAAACATTGGAGCATGGGATACTAAAAATATTACAACAATGCAACAAATGTTTAATAATGCAGTCGCTTTCAATAACGGTGGAAGCTCAGATATAAATAACTGGCATCCTTCAAGTTGTGAAAACATGCAACAAATGTTTTCTGGTGCAACTGTATTTAATCAAAACATTAATTCGTGGAATGTTTCCAAAGTTACGAATATGCAACAGATGTTTAGTAAAGCAACGGCATTCAATCAGCCTTTAAACAACTGGAATACTTTGAATGTAACGTCAATGGCTTTTACGTTTGCAGACACAAATAACTTTAATCAAAATATTGGCGGTTGGAATGTTTCCAAAGTTTCAAACTTTACTCAAATGTTTGTAAATTCTTTGGTTTTCAACAATGGAGGAAGTCCCGATATTAACAACTGGGTTACTTCAAGTGCTGTTAGTATGGCGCTTATGTTCTTTAATGCAAGGGCATTTAATCAACCAATTGGTAGCTGGAACGTTTCCAATGTTACGGACATGCAAAGTATGTTTAGATTTACACTAGCATTTAACCAGCCTTTAAATGGCTGGAATACATCAAATGTAACTGTAATGCAACAAATGTTTCAAGATGCATTAGTTTTTAATCAAGATATTGGAGCGTGGAACATTTCTAAAGTTTTGAATTTTTCTAGTTTCATGCAAGCAAAAACAGCAGAAAATTACTCTGCTACTAATTTAGATTCAATTTATAATGGCTGGAGTTCAAGACCCGTTAAGCCTAATATTAGTATAACTTTTGGAACTATAAAACATACAGCAGCAGGAACAGCGGGAAAAACAATTTTACAAAACGCTCCCAATAATTGGATAATAGCAGATGGTGGTATTTAGAATAATCAAAAGTTAAAATAGATTTCAAGAATCGGAAATAAAAAAACCTCCGTAATTCAAAACTAAATTTTCATATAGATTGTAAAAACACTCAAAAGCATTAGGAAAACACAAATTCCATAATGATTTTGGGTGTTTTTTACCTTATAGCAAGCCATGAATAAAAAAAATGTTTCGTTATATAAAACAACCAATTAACTCTACTTACATTCTACTGAAACTACAGAAACTACCCCTTCAATTATTCGTTTTTCACCCTCTTCTACTGTATTTTTACATGCTCTAATAACGAATATTAGAATGCCTAACAGGCAAAACAATTCCCTTTATTTTTAGGTTTTTTTACTGAATAGAGACCTCAACTGCACACCATACTTTCAACAATTACATTAATAATTAAACAATAGACTAATCATGGATTATATACCAAAAGACTTAGGAGAAATTCCTAAAACACCAGACATGAGTAATTTTAAAAATCCTTTGGGACAAGCAAAAAAGGGAAATATTTTTATAGAGAGTTTTAATATTATGCCCTCATCAGTATCTGAAAAAAATGAAAGTCTGACTGAGGCCTTAAAAAAAGAAAGTAGAGACAGTAATATTTAAAAGGCATAAAGCTTTTTTAAGTACTCCTACATCACAAAAAAACAAAAACGCTAAAACCATAAAATGCAAGACGAAACTTCCATTCAAAGACTAAAAGAAAAATACGGTACAGTGTTAAAGCTTACCTCAGATGATCAATTAACAACGACCTATTGCAAAAAACCATCATTTACTACTTTTCTAAACTATCAAAATAAATATAAGGGCAATCCCCACGAAGCAATTCTGTTTTTATTTAAAGAGTGTGTCCTGGATAAAGAGAATTATGATGACGAATTCATGCTCTCTGCAGGAAATTCTATTGTAACAATAATAAAAAAAGATAGTGAATTTACTATAGATGGAACACCGCAAAAGGATGAATTCAAGAAATCGGCTGCACTTATTCGATATGCTTTTCAGATAGATCCATATCAATTACCAATAGATGAGTTTTACAAATTACTAGAAGAAGCTCTTTGGTTGCAAAAACATAACGAAACAAGACAGGAAAATACACTTATAACAGCTTTTGCTAAAACATTTTCAAATTAAAAACAAAAATAAATCATTATGAAATTCAATTTTAATGTAAACGAAATTTTAGATACCAAGGATATTGAATACGCTGGCATTAACTATAACGAATCAGAATCGAAAGATTTTATTATAGATAAAACAGGGGGCGAGTTTAATCTAAGAGTTTTTGCTCCTTTAGTTTTTGAACCCCTGGTAAAAAGCGATCTTAATTTACCAAGTTTGCGAATAGATGCTGTTACTGTAAATCTAAATCGTTCAAAAGTTATCAGGAAAGAAGGAATCGAAGGAAGAGATTCAACTATCAAAGAACATATTACAAATGGCGATTTTAGTATTTCTATCGAAGGATTAATCGCTAATGAAACGGGAGATGAATATCCAAAAGAAAAGCTTTTTTTATTGAAGCAATTTCTAAATGCGCCTTATTCTTTAAGAGTAACACATGCAATCTTGAACCGATTTGGTATTTATGAACTTGTGATAGATTCGTATTCGATTCCTTCTATTTCTGGAACAAAAAATATTCAAAAATTCACCGCCAGCGCCACGTCAGATGAAACCGTAGAACTAATAATTAGAGACAATGCTTAAACTAAATGCGAGAATTAAAGTCTACGAAACAATAAGACTTATTCCAACTCCTAAATATTATGAATTTACTTATGTCAAAAATGTCGATATAAACAGTTCATACAAATCTCTCACAGATACGGCAACTCTTGTAATGCCTAAAAAGGTATATACAGATACTAAAGGTTTCGACCAAAACTTATTTGCAAATGCCAATGGTGAAGAAAAAACAATTCACGACTTTTTTAAACTTGAAAATTATATCGAAATATTATTAGGATATGATGGCAATTATAAACCAGCTTTTAGAGGTTATATCACAGGAGTTCAATCGGATATAACAACTGCTACTATATCTTGTGAAGACACGATGTATGCTTTTAAAAAAGTAAAAGCGGTAAAAGACGACGATGTTCAAAGTAAGAATGATACGTTAAATATTGTTGCTACAAATCCAACTACAAATGTTGAAAAATTTAATCCTAAAACTTTTTTCGAAAAAAGAATCAAAGAACTAAAATTGCCTTTTAAAGTAAATGCTCTTGACGAAGAATTAGGAAATATAATGGTTAACAGAAACCAAAGTCTGGCGCAGGTTTTTGATATGTTAAAAGACAAAGGGATTTATACTTATTTTAAAACCGAAGAAACGGGTCCTGTACTTACAATTACCAATAATCCGCAGCAACATACTGCTACTGAATTGGGTGGTTTTATCACTCGTAATTTCATTAAAAGTCCATTAGCAGGCACACTTGTGAAAAAGTTAATCAATGAGGGACTTAGCCTTTTAAGTTCTCAGTTGGACAAAGTAGGGAAATCAATTTCCGGAAGTTTTTCAGGAAAAGCACGTTTTAGATTTCGGTATAATATTATTGAAGATAAATTGGTTGTAGTTAATGAATCTACAAAAAACACGCGAACTCGAGTAGAAAAATACTTTAAGAACTCAAACACGCCAATTTATATTGAATTGGGCGATCCAAATGGGCAATTAATAAAAAACCATGTTCTGCATAGTGATTCCGATGATTTACCAAAAGATCCAACAGCTTTTAAAAAAGCAACGACACAAATAGCTTCAGAGTTGTATCAATATGCTGCTTTAAGAGCAATGGAATCTAAACCAAGCGGATTTGAAGGTTCTTTTCTCACTTTTGGTGAGCCGTTTGTACGACCTACAGATAAAGTAATTCTTGAAAACGCAAAAGACAAAGAAAAAAATGGAACTTTTCAAGTCGAGAAAGTAGAGCGAAGTTTTGGCGAAAACGGTTACAGACAAAGGATTTATATAGGACGAAGAGTAGAAGCAATCTAAAAAAACTAAAATGGGAAATATAACAGATCTAATAAAAGATGTTGCCAATAAAAATCAGATTATTGAAACTTTTGCGGGAAAAGTCATCGAAATAAACAAAGAAACAGAATCGCTCCATAATCCGGAAGATGCTTATACCGTAAACATCATGCGGGCCGATGGCGCGATTCTTAAAAATGTACGCTTGAAAGCTTCAATCCTGGATGTAGAACAAGGAATTATTACGATTCCTAAAAAAGACAGCTGGGTTTTGGCTACCATTATTGACGGAGTAGAAACTCGCGCGTTTATTTCGCAGTTTTCGGAGGTCGAACGTACTTTTATTCGCTTTAAAAATGACGAGAATCATTATTTGGAAATTGATATTGATGTAGATAAATTCCAGGTTTTATTTAAAGAAAAAGAAGGTAATGATTCTTCGACAACTTCAGTACCTACATATAAAAATATCGCTCAACTAGAATTTAACGGTAAAGAAGGCTCGAACATTAGTACCACTTTTTACGATGAAAATGGTACAGAAATTTCGAAAAATAGCTTTAATATTAAAGAACAAAATATCAGCATTAATGAAGGAAATACAATTTTCAATTTAAAAGATAAAGAAGTCAAAGTAACCATCAAAGACGGGTTTGAAGCAATAATTTCTGATGTAAAAACTTCATTTAAAAAAGGTGATTTGATTTTTGAAATGGATGATAAATTTAAAATTGATGCCGGGACAAAAAATTTATTAACCGAATTAGAAAGCCTCATTACAGAAGTCTCAAAAATTGTAGTTGTACAAGGAGTTGGTCCGAATGTAGGGAGTCTACTTACAATAAAATCTAATTTACAAAATTTACTAAAAATTTAAAAAAATGGCATTACAAATATCAGCATTACAAGCAGCAATCTTAGAAGCATTAGACAAAAGCACACAAATATCGGTCGATGTAAGCAACGGAGATGATAATGCAAATCAATCAAAAATTGCGAGAGAAAAAACAGCAGAAAAATTAGCAACTGCAATTGACACATTTGTCAAATCAGGAACTGTAAACACCACAGTAACTACGACTGGCTCTGCATCAGCGCAAACCGGAACCGGGACTGGAAAGATTTCATAACAAATTCAAACTAAACTTAAACTGCCTCTTGCGAAATATCGCAAGAGGCAGTTTAATATTTGAAAAGTACAACTTAGTTTCAATTGAAATTCTAAAAAATCACAAAAATATCTAATTCAGTTTCTTTCTCAAAGCCTCTTCCATTTCGTAGAATTTACTTTCTAGATCATGAATCTTTTCATAAATATTAATAGGATCGGGCATTTGTTTAGAAGCATACATACTCGCGTACCAAACCTCGAGAATATCCTCGGCATAAATAGAATACATTGGATAATTTCCATCTCTGTTGTCAGACTTCAGGATTAATTTTCCGCTTTCTCTAATTCGGTTTAAAACCCTTTTTACAACCACTCCATCATTTTTACTGATAATAACATAAATTCTTCCATCAAGAATATCATCAAAATTATCGACATATTTGCCAAAGAGATAATCTCCGTCATGTATGGTTGTTGACATCGAATTTCCTTTTATTTCAAAACATCTATAAGTTCCGTTTTTTAGCATTGGCATACTAAATGAAGGAAGGCTTTCCATGTATTCCGGATCAGAATAGCCATCTAAATAACCTGCACGTGCTTTTACTCCCACAAAATTGATGTTTTCTTCTCCATCTTCGTTTACTGTTATAATCTTTGGTAAATTTAAACCAACTTCATTGTTCGTTTTATTAACAAAAATGGCATCACTTTCTCCAAAGAAATATTCCGGATTCACATTGCAATGTGTAATTATACTTTGTAGTAAATCAAAACCTGGCTTTGTTCTTTTTCTCTGTCCATCAGATTGCAATCTTCCAATAGTGATACTATCTATTGTTGTGCTGGTTACACCTATTAATTTAGCAAATGAGTTATTGTTTAACTTCATCTCATCTATAATACGTTTTATTTTAGTATGTATTTCCATGTTGTAATTGCATTTATTGTTTGTGTAATATGTTTTGCTGTTTGCAAGGTATTCCACTATATGTTGCAAAGCTAAAAAATATATAATAAATAATAGCATTCTGATATAAATTTTTTGTGTAACTTCTAATTTTAAAGGTTATTATGGGGTTTTTGTTCTTGTAATACTCTAATGTATAGAAAAAAAAATAAATCATATTACTGAAATCACCGCTTTTTTTATGGCAATATGTTGGATATTTTAAAACATATGTTGTATATTTGTCAAACAAACAATCCACCATATGATTTTAAAAGAATTTTATAACGAGAAAAAAAGCGCTATCGAAAAAGAGTTCATTTCTAATGCGCCAGCAGTACATCTTTACAGTGATGCTGTTTTTAAAACTACGATTACAGCACCGATAGTAATGTTTAAATACGATACTATTTCTTGGGAGACATCCTCTGAAAAAAATTACAAAGCAGATGTATCATTTTGCCTTTACGTCGTACTGCCAGTTGGAACTATTTCTTCTACAAGCTATGAAGAAGCATTCGAAATTGCACATCGCATAGACAAGGCTATATTATCTACAAGTAATAACAATGCCTTTATAGATACCAATTCAACCTTTAAGATAAAAGAAAAGCAATGTAATAATCAAGAAGTTTACTGGGATAAGAACGATTATTTCATTTGGGAGATAACCTATAAAACTACATTAATAGAAAATATTTTAAAGAAGAAATATATTCTTTTCAATAATGGATTAAGTAATGAAGAATTAGAAGAGCTGGGGTATAACTTAACTACTGGAATAATAGGGATAAACCCAAATCAGGTTAAGGGAGATATTGATTTAAAAACCAGCTCTTAATTTGAACTGTCTATAATTTAACAGGTGATATTCACAAATAATTATATGAGATAAAATTACAATAGGATACAAATCTAAATAATAATTAACCCATACTATTTAAACCTAAAATATGAAGAGAAGCAGAACACTATTAGATAAAAGGAGAGATTTTGTAATCAACTACCTAAATAGAAATCAAGCTAAACAAATGAAAGTTGTTGTATCTGAACTTTCTGATACTTTGTTCCTGACAGAACGTACCATTTATACTATTATAAATGAAGGACTCGCGACAGAGGCCAGAGCTTAAACCACTGAAACTACTGGTTTTGATGATCTTAAAAATTGGAAAAAACAACCTTGAGCCTTAAATTTGTACTCGTTAGCAAAAGTAAATTTATCTCTTGGTCAAGAGTAAAATCCAATTAAAAGACCAGTTTTTACAAACTGTCCAAAAAAGAGCAATCTTATTTTTTGGATTCTAAATTACAAATACCATTTTAAAATAAATAGTTGATAATTACATGTTTAACAACTTGTGTCAGCCATTCTTTTGCCTTTTTTTGAACAAAAACAATTTTTTAAACAATTAACATTTTATATTATGAGTACATTAAACGATGTAGTGATTAACAAACTATCTGGCGGATTAGGAAGAAGAAATCCAGAACAAGATATGGTTTCAGGATTACTTTTTGATGGAGCTTCAACTGCAAAATTAGCATTAGACAAAATAGAGCGTCTGGCTTCATTAGAAGATGCTGAAGCATTAGGAATTACAGCTGATTATGATGTAAATGGGCAATCAGCTTATTATCAAATCCAACAATTTTTCAGAATGAATCCTTCTGGGGACTTGTACATTATGAAAACTGATGCCACTTCTTATGAGGTTATTGCAGGAAAAGCAATGGGGATGCAGGAAAAAGCAAACGGAAACATTCGTCAAATGGCGATTATTTATTCGGGATCTACATCATTCGCACAAACACAAGCCGCAATTGCAGCAGCAAAAACACAAACGGAACTTGCTTATACGAATTTTATGCCTTTTGAAGTTATTCTGGAAGGGAAAGGTTTTGATTCTAAATTAGCTACTTCTTTAGTTGAATTAAACGCAGAAAACGTATCTGTAGTTGTAGCTATGGATGTTGAAAAAGCATTTGAACAAAAGTTATTTCAAAAAGGCACTACAACGGCAGATGACAAACTTTATGCTTTAGCTGCTAGCGAAAAATTAGTTGCAGTAGAGGGCTTCCCAGATGTTTATAACGTCAAAAACGATGAGGGCTTGAAAAAAGAAAATGGAGTTATTCTTGAATTCATTTTCAAATATTCGTACAAAAATACCGCCGCAGTTGGTTTAGCATTAGGCGCAATTTCTAAAGCAAAAGTATCTGAAAATATTGCTTGGATTGAAAAATTCAATCTTACTGGCGAAGGTTTTGCAAAAGCAGGCTTTGTTGGGGGGCAAGAAATCAAGACTTTGGGAGATTTAAGAGACTTAAATGAAAAAAGATACATTTTTGTAAAAACACATACTGGTTTGCCAGGTGTTTATTTTAACGATAGTCATACTTGTACTAAAGGGACTTCAGATTTTGCTTATGTTGAGAACAACCGTACTATTAACAAAGCAACTCGTTTATTGCGTACTGCTTTATTGCCAAAATTAGCTTCTCCGGTTTTAGTAGATATTGATGGTAAATTGCCTCAATCAGTTTCTAAAAACTTTGAAGGTTTGTGCAGAAGTGCTTTAGAAGGAATGGTTGCCAACCAAGAAGTATCAGCTTTTGATGTTTATGTAGATCCAAAACAAAATATTTTGGCAACTTCAGAATTAAAAGTAAAAGCAGAAATTACTCCAATTGGAACTGCCCGCAAAATTATGGTCGATTTAGGATTTAAAAATCCTTTTGGAATCGACAAAGCATAATTTACTGAATTTAATATAATTCAAAAAAACATAAAAATTCACCAATTATATCGCACTTATTCATTTACTGTAAATGCAAATGAATAAGGTGATAGTTCCAGATCGTTAAAAAGATCATTAAAAAATAAACAAAGCTACATATGAATAAATTACCATTAATTAACGGACAACAACACAGCTGGTCATCAATTGAAGTAAGCATTGCAGGTAATATCGTTACCGGAATTACAGCAGTAGGCTATAGTGACTCAGTATCTAAAGAAAACCATTACGGAGCTGGAGATATGCCAGTGCACAGGGGTAGAGGGAAATATGAGGCAAAAGCTTCTATCACTTTATACAATTACGAAGTAGAGGCTATTTTAGCGGCTTTACCAAAAGGACAAAGATTACAGGATATTAACCCTTTCAGCATCATTGTAAGTTACCTTGATGATAGTAACGAAGTAATTACACACACGGTAAGAAACTGCGAATTTAACTCAAACAGCAGAGGAATTAGCCAGGGAGATACTAAAATTGCGGTATCATTTGACTTGATCTGTTCTCACGTTGAATGGAATTAATCATCCCGATAAATTCCTAAAATTATAATGCCCTTTTACCTGTCTTAAAACCGACTAAAAAGAGAACCCCAATATTAAAATGCGTTACGCAAAAAAGGAGTTCAAAAGAACATGATTTTTGTATGCAAACTATTCTATTTGCTCTTTATTAGTCCGTTTTAAACAGGCAATCTACTTCAAGAGGCTACCTAGAGATTATTCAACTTCAAAACAATAACTCAGGCAGTCTCTTTTTTTAAATCTGCATAAATAATTCAATTTCTATAAAAGATAGAAAAACGTCAATCGGTTAGAATAACTGAGAAGACATTTATACTTGTGTCTGACTGCATTATGTATTGCGATTGCAGTTTAATAATAGCAAAAGACACCGCCAAATAAGACATCAATTTACCCTATCATAAAAACATTTCAAAATGGAAACAGAAAACTCAAAAAACATCGACGTTCTCGACGGAAATATTACTCAGGCACAATTAAACCAATGGAAATACAAACATAAGAAAGTAGTTAAATTGACCATTGCAGATGACGACGAAATGACTTTGTTTGCCTATTTCAAAAAACCGGATATTGCCATTCGTTCAGCTGTATTGCAAGCTTCAAAAATGGACGAATTTAAAGCGCTAGAAGTATTATTCAAAAACTGCTATCTGGGCGGCGACGGAAAAATAGAACAAGAAGACGATTTACGTCTTAATATCACCACAGCATTTTCAGATCATATTCAGCCAAAACCTGTTAAAGTAGAAATACTATAACCAAACCTTTTTGCTCTTCTCTAAAAACTACCCTAATGATTACTAAAAACCATACTATAGAACTAAAAGATACCAGTGCTTCTGAAATGGCCCGGTTCAGGCAAATCATGATTAGGATTTGGCGTCAGCAGATTGAAGATGATAAGAATGGTGATGGAATGGAGAAATTCATTGTTTCACAATATGAAAGTACAAACGAGCAAAAAACTTCTTTCAAAAAAACAACAAAACCTAAAACAATTGCAAAACAAATTAACAAAAGAGGATTTGTAATCGCAGAAAATGGTATTCGTTTACATGCAACACCCTCTCCATATGACGCATCGTATTTAAGCAAAAAAGGCATATTTGGTAAAGTTTACAAAGTAGTAAGTGAGGTCGTAGTAATACATCAAGATTTAACTAACAAAGGATGGTATAAAATCAAAACTGCTGATCAAAAATATGGCTATATTGAAACACATAACATTGTTTTAATTCCACATAATAATTATTTAGACAAATATACCCGTGCTTTTCTTTACGTAAAGTCAGATTATAATTTTGAAACTAATATTGCCAATGTTTTTTATAAAAATTATAAGATAGAAACAGGAAATGACCGAAGAACTTTGGCAGAAGCTTTTTATTTGCTTAACACCAAAAGTAATCATGCCCATGGTATTATTCTAAAGAATGAAGCCCTTAAAACGGGTAATTCATTTGAATTAGCAATTAAAGGAACTCATGATCCTGATTTTCATAAAGCAAGGCTAACCTACAGCCAATTGCAATTATCAGCTAATCGCATTGTGCGTATTCCTAATGAACAATATATACAATTACAACGTCAAATAGGTACTTTAAGTTCTCGCTCCGAATTTATGAATACCGCTATAAAAACTGGTGATATTATTGCAGAAATATTGGCAGGAGTTGGTGGATTAATTGTAGGGGTAATAGAAGGTATTCTGAGAGGTATATATGATACTTTGGTAGGAATTATAGAATATATTGAAAGTATAATAGATACAATTAGAGATTTATTATCAGGCAAATTTCTTGATAAATTGAAAGAAATGTATCAAGCTATCATCAAATTAGCTAATTCTAGTTGGTCAGAGCTAAAAAACATTTTATACTCCTTTTTGGGCAGTATAGGAGATAGTGTAAAAAAAGTAATCGACAATTGGTTTTCTTCATCTCCTTATGAAAAAGGCAGAGTAATAGGGCTTTTATTGGGAACTATTTTACTAGAAGTTATAATAGGAATATTTACTGGTGGCGGTGCAACGTTTGCAAAATTAGCTTCAAAATTAGGAAAGCTAGGTAAAATTTTAATGAAAATAGAAAAATTTACCCATGAGATAAAAGAGAAATTACTATCCAAATTACCAAAAAAACTTTTTGAAAAAGGAGATTATATACATGATCTAGATGATAGTAAAAACTGGATGCGATCAGCTTTGCTTGTCCAGGCAAGAGCCACTGCTGAAATCATGGATGTAAAAGGATATAGCATAGGTCAATTAATGACTACACTAAAATTATCCGGTAAACTGTACCCAAAATTAAAAATTAAGTGGGATAGTATACACAAGAGAGATAATATATATGCGATTACACTTACCGCTAGTCCAACAAAAACAGTAGATAGTCATTTTTCGAGTGAAGGTAAAAAAGATGAAGATAAAACAAGTACTTTTGAAAATGATTTAAAACATAATAAGGGATATTATAATGGGCCAAAACCTAAGTATGAAAATCCTGGTCATCATGATTTAAAATCTCCCAATTTTAGGGGCGGAGGCTCAAAAACTGAAATAATTCCTGAAAATGCTGAAGCTTTATACAAAAGAGCAATTCCAGGCCTAACAAACAAGGAAAGTCAGCAAGGAATACCAAAGAAATGGTATAGTATAGATGAAAAAGGAAAAATTCATCAATTTCAAGTTGACAATAATGGATATACACATTGGGCTGGTAGTGAAAATGGTTCTAGGGGAGTTACTGTAGATAATGCAACTAGGAAAAGATTAGATGAATTTTATAAAGATTTTATTAAGAAAAAATAAACATGAAAGAAATAGGAACTAAAAAAGAAATTTTTATATCGATAGACAGTAACGTTTCCGATAGATGGTTTTCAAAAATATCATTCATTATAAACGATTATGATTTTGAATATAATGAAGAAGAAAATCTAAGCTTTTTATGTGTAGATTTTGAATGTTTTAAAATAGCAATTGATAATGACCAGGAAGTATATAAAGACGACTATTTTTGGCAATTTACTGACAGTGAAATAATTAAAAAATGGAATAAATACTTCAATAGTAAAACAATTGAGGAAATGGAAGATCCGAAAATTGAATTATTAGATAAAAAATTTAATGATGTTATGATTCCTTTTGATAGCAGGTTTTTTAATTTATGGGTTTTTATAGGATATGTAAAGGATGATGTATGGTACTGGAAAGTTTGGGAAACAATCAATCCTAAAGAAATATTAAACTTTAAAATTTCTGCACAAAGTTTAAATGAAGTTTTAGTTCAAACTCCGATTTATCTTAGAGAAAAAATCTTATTAGATTAATTATGATCTTATCTCAAAAACAGACAAAATATTATGATAAAATTAAAGATAAAAAACCCGAAGATTAAATGGACAACGTTTTTTTTGCTTTTATTAATATCTTGTCAAAATAATAAAAATACTATTTTATCTTTTCGGGAAAATAATACTTATTTATGTTATAATGTTTATAAAAAGACTGATCTTCCTCCAACAACAAGACATACATATGTTTTTAGAAATAACGGAGATTTTTATCAGTTTGAATATCAAAAAAACACAAAAGAAGAAACGAGAATTTGTGAAAATACAGGTTTTTTTAAACCACTTCTATGGAAAATAAAAGGGGATTCTATTCTTATAAATAATTTATATTATAATCCAATTTCAAAAGTCAAAGGCGAAATTATTTTATCAAAAAAGAATCATGACACTTTAGTTTTAAAAGAAATAAAAAATAAATTCGATATTGAATTCTTTAAAAGAAAAGATTCTTATATCTACACAAAAAATAAAAAGGGTGATACAATTGAAAAAAAGCTTTTGTTAAATCTATAAAAAAATAGAAGTATGAATACAAAAGAATAAGTAATTGAGAACTTAAAAAATTGGATAAAAAAACAAATGTTATCTCGTACGATAAAGATATTGGTTTGGATTGTGATGATAAAGAAGTAGTTACTCTAAGAGACAAAACTAATAAAGAAGTTTATGGAGTCTCATTTAAAACTGAAGACAAAATAGAATATGATAAAAATGGTGAAATTATTTCACTATTCGAAGGAATGTACTGTTTTGCATATTTTGACGCCGAAACATTGGAATTACTTTACATACACAAAAAATCAGGATATATAGAGGTTGACGGTTCTTATTGATAGATTTGAAATCATTTTTTAATCAATTATAATAATATGCCAAGTACAACCTATATAAGTTACGAAAAAAAGAAAGGATTCCAGATTGGAGAATATGAGTTTGAAATCATCAGTGCATTTAATGTAAAGGCATTTGAACAAATTGGGTTACAAAATAAACCTGAGTGGTATTTAGGTATTTATGAGGATTTTGACGAAATCATGAAAGGACATCAACAAAGAGTTATGTTTGTGCTATTTGATGATTATTTAGCTTTTATACCTGAAAGAGAATCTAAAATAATTGAAGTTTTTGAATTAGCAAAAAAGTTAATCCAGGAAGAAGGCGAAAAATTATTTCCTGAAAAGCTCAATAAGATGCAAGAAATAAAAGACTGGCCACAAACACAGGTAGAATGGACGGGTTCTCTATACACAGATGATATGATTCATGTTGTTGATATCATGATAAAAATGCTGGAAAAAGAATGGAATGATGGGGATTATAAAGTAGAGTTCAAATATTAAAACTTTTCCATACAAATAATGAACTTAACAGAAATTCAAGAATATTTTTCAAATAGCTTAGTACTATTCGCAAACAATGATATCATTAACCAATCTTTATCAAAAGAAACTGCAGATATTTTATACAAGATTGGATTGCCTAATCATAATACTTTCGGTGGAGATTATGAGTTTTTTGGAAATGTTGAATTATTAGATGAAAGGTATTTAAAAATTGGTACTAAAAACACTTTTATAAATGAACTTTTTGGCTTATGCATTGACATTAAAACTCAAAAAATAATAGGAAGGACACATTATCGAGAAGGGATAAGAACTTATACTATTAATAAAAATTTAAAAACATATCTTGAATATATTTACACTTACACACGCTTTAGAAAGGAAGTAAAAATACCTCGAAAATTAGGAGCATACCATTTACATCATGAAAAATATGCTCTGGAATTAAAAAACAGATTAATGGCTATAGATAAAGATGACGTTAATACAGATTTTTGGTATAGCTCTATTGGAGAAATGGAATTGGGAGTTGTATAAATAAATTTGGAAACATTACCAACGCTTATCCATTAAAACGATAATTATGAAATATAATTTTAAAAAAAATGATTTCCTTTTAGAAAATGGAGAGATATATTATGAATTGGGAGTTGATGGAGAATCATTAGATAACGATATTTTTGCACTTTCATATATAAATTGGGAAGGTTGGACAATAGAAGAGGCTCAAATGATTATTGATGCATCTAAAAGCTTAACAGGGAAAGAGATATATGACTATGTCGTGCCTGGAAATGAATTAACTATTTCTATCGATAAAGAATATGTTTATTTTTTTGATTGGAGAACCTCACAGGAAGAAGAAAACTTTAGCTGGACTTTTGAAGAATTCATTGATTTTATGGAAGCATTCAAAGATTTTATTTCTAAAAACCGCCCAGCAGACTAATGAATACAAAACAACAATGAACAATTTACCAAAATTAGATTTTTTATATTTTAATCTTGATCGTACAGAAGAAAATTATCTAACAAATACGCAGCTATATTATGACAAATTTGATTGGGATGAAAATCATTTTGATGATTATATCAGGAGATGTTCTTTAGAAGAATTGGTTTATTTAATGATTTATATCTATAAAGATAAATATCCAAGAAGTGTATTTCATTTTGCGATTTCATTAGACTCTAAGCAAGAAAATTTACTTTCTTTTATCAGTAAAAATAAAAGAACAATAAGTGAAAATAAATTTTCCCATTATAAATTCTTAAGAGAAGACGTCATCGCAATGAGTACTGAACATCACGAAGAAGAATATTCAGATGAAGAAAGTATAGAAAAATATTGGCGAGGTGAATCTTATATGCAAAATCTTTTTTTAGAATTCAATAAAGAAGTTCCAATTCATATCATCGATAAAGCTTTAGAAGGAAAAGAATATACCAAAACTGAAAAAGATGGCGTACTACTTTATGAAGTAAAAGATAGTCCTATTGCTTCACTAGAAGTTACTAAAAACAGTATAAAATTAAATATCAATGAAGAGAAAGTAATATTATATGTTATGATTTGGTAATTGATTTAAAGTTTGTTGCACTTAATCAGATTTCTAATTCCCTTTACATCATCTAAAAGAACTATGACCAACTTACCAAAACTAGATTTTTTATATTTTAATCTAGAACATACAGAAGAAAATTATCTGAATAGAAAAGAACTATATTACGATAAGGTTGATTGGGATGAAAGACATTTTGAAGATTATGCTAAAACCTGCTCTTTTGAAGAATTGGTATATCTAATGATATATATATATAAAGATAAATATGCTAGAGATAAATTTGAATCTATTATTTCCTTAGATTCAAAAGATCAGGTTTTACAATCTTACACCAATAAAAAAGGAAGAATTATTACAGAAACAAAATATGACTCTTATAATTTTTCCAGAACAGAAGTTATTGGTATGATTTCCCAATATCATAGTGAACAATATTCGGATGAGGAAATTATTGAGAAATATTGGAAGAGTGAATATTATATGCAAAATCTTTTCCTGGAGTTTAATCAAGAGGTTCCAATTCACGTCATCGACAAAGCTTTAGAAGGCAAAGAATATACCAAAACTGAAAAAGATGAGGTATTACTTTATGAAGTAAAAGACAGTCCAATAGCTTCGTTAGAAATTACTAAAAACAGCATAAAATTGAATATAAATGAAGACAAAGTGATATTGTATGTTATGATTTGGTAATTGATTCTTAAAATATTTTCTTTTCATTGCAATCCCGTTTTTCTTAATTAGAAAAACGGGATTTTTTTCTTTAATTTTAATTTTTGTCTATAAAAATAAAACCATTAAAAGTATAATATTCTATACTGAAACTACTGATTTACAATTTGATATTATTTTTATAACACGCTATTTAGGCGTATTTTTACAGTATAATTAAAAGCACTTATTCCATCAAGATTGCAATCACAAAAAAACAACATTTTCAGAATTTACTTAAGCAATTGTTTTAGTCTTAAATAAATTTACAATACCAATAATCTTATCAAATACTACAAATTCTGATTGTGTCAAAACAATTAGAAAGGCTTTTTATGCTTAAAATTTGAAATCTTTAATAAATACAAATATGGACCAAACAACAAAAAAACACATTGATTTACTACATCCTTCGGTTAGGGAAGAAGTTACTAAAATCATTGAGGAATGCGATATGGCATTAACCAAACGAGCTAAAGTGCGCGTTACACAAAGTCTCAGAACTTTTCAGGAACAAGAAGATCTTTATGCTTTTGGCAGAACGAAACCTGGAAAAAAAGTAACAAATGCCAAAGGAGGTCAATCTATTCACAATTATGGCTTTGCGGTAGACATTTGCCTCATTATAGACGGTAAAACGGCTTCGTGGGATACTGCAAAAGACTGGGATGATGACCGAATCTCGGACTGGCAGGAATGTGTGAAAATTTTCAAGAAATACAATTGGAACTGGGGGGGAGATTGGAAAACCTTTAAAGATCTTCCGCACTTTGATAAAAAAGGATATAGCGACTGGAAAGTACTCAGTAAACTAAAACGTGACAGAAAAAACTATGTAATCTTATACAAATAAACAGATGAAACATTTGAAATTAAAACATCTAATTTTTCTAATTGCTATTTCTTTTGCAATTATCTCATGCACATCAACTAAAACGGCCCAATTCGACCCTTATTCTTATCGAAAAGCGATTGAGATAAAAGATGAAACTTCCAGATTAATGGATAAAGCGATTTCTCCTTATAATAATCAGAAATTAGAAGTTGAAGCTTTATTCCTGAACATCGAAAAATTGACTGAATATGAAAAAATCAAGCCCAATAACGAAATCACATTTGCGATGTGGAAGGCTTTAAATGATAAAGAAAAAAATCTTTTGGCAGGATTCTTCAAACGTTGGGAAACGAAAGGGATTTTATCTCCAGTTTTTATACAGGAGTCTAGAAAACAGGTTTTAGATGCTTTGGATTTACTCATTCAATATGAAATTAAAAAAGACAAAGAATCAAAGGATGCACTTTTATATTTAATTAACAGTAATACCTAAAGTTATGAATAACGATCAATTAATAGAAGAGTTAAAAAGCAAACTAAAAACTATTATAACAAAAAGTTACAAAGACTACAAATCGGAATTAGAGAAAGATTTAAACGCATTTTTAGTAATATCAAAGGAAAAACTAGAACGTTGGATGATTCTTTTCTCTACTGGAGATTTAACCGAAGAAGAATTAGAATGGCTGCTAAAAAGTCAACTGGATTTAATGACATTACAGGCGCTTCAAACTACTGGAATATCAAAAATAAAACTGAATACTCTTAAAAATAATATTATAAAAGTAATTTTTAAAGTGATTATCGATATGATTATTCCAGGCGCATAAAAAGGTTATTTTTTAACTTGTAAAACAATTACGTAATGGGTTTAAGTTATTGATAATTAGGTTTTTGTTGTTGAATTTTAACTTACTGAAACTACTGATTCCCAACCTTTAAAATCTTGGTTAAAGGCAAAGCATAGCGTATTTTTACAGTATCAAATAAGACATCATCTTTTGAGTATGGCGCGCAAATTCAAAAGAAGAAATTAATTAATAAAAGAACAAATAATAACGACATATGAAAGATTTTATCATAGATGAAGACTTGTTAATTACAAATGGAGATTTTGCTATTAAAGATGCAGATCAGCAAAATATAGAGCATCTATTATTAAGCCAGAAAGGGAGTTATAAAGAGTTTCCTATTCTTGGAGTAGGAATAAAAAAATACATGAATAGTCCAGATGCAACATCCAGGCTAAGATTAGAAAACGAAATAGATAAACAATTATCGTATGACAACTTTAATGTAAAAACATTAGATGTTAACGATTTACAAAACATTAAAATCGATGGGAACTATTAAACCACAAGAAAACCAAAACATTTTTGACATCTCTTTGCAAGAATATGGAAGTATAGAAAAAGTATTTGATATTTTAGAAGACAATGAAAAATTTAATATTACAGATGATATTTCTGTTTACGAAGATTTAAAAATAGGCCGTGAAGCCTTTAAAAAGGATATTGTTGAATACTACAATTCCAGAAACTTAAAGCCTGCAACTTCTATTTCAGATGAAGAACAGTATTTACTGGATGACTTCTCCGGAATTGATTATATGATAATTGAAGATGATTTTATCATTTATTAATAAAAAAGTTCTTTGTTTTAATTACCCGAAGCATCAGTTATGAACAATCAAACTGACTGAAATTTCACATTTAAATCTTCTCTTTTAGAATTCTCTAAAAAGAAAGCTACATCTCAGTAGTATTTACAAAAAAAACATAAACAATTTTCTATAAGCATATTACACATGTCTTACAGGCTAAACTATATTAAAAAATTAAAATATGGCACGTACAATTGCTGAAATACAGAACGAAATTCTGATTGAGAAAGGGAAACAAGCCTCCCTAAACGGCTTAACAGAATCAAAAGCTGCGATTTGGAAACTTTGGATCAATATAGTGGCTACAGCTATCTGGATACACGAAAAAATAGTCGAAAAAAATGCCCTTATATCGAGGCCTCATACGTTAAACTGGTATCGAGAACAGGCTTTGAATTTTCATTATGGCGCACCACTAGATCCAGATTCGAGTAACGAAATGTCGCTGATCTGGAAAGATGGCTCTTATCAATTTGACACCACAAATCTAGATGAAAAACAAATTGAAGATTCAAAAATTATAAAGCATTGTGCAGTAAGCGAAATTGATCTAGAAACTGTCCTTAAACGAAATAAAAAAATAGAAGAAATAGAAGAAATTTTCTCTGATTATTTCCACAATAAAGTTGGAGTTGTTTTTATAAAAGTTGCCACTGTAAAAGAGGATAAAATCTCGAGAATCGACGTTCCAAACGAACTTTTTGCTTTTAAAGAATACATCGCAAAAATTAAAGATGCAGGAAATCAAGTGCATATCACTTCTGACCAAGGAGATAACCTGAAATTAAGTTTGAATGTTTACATCGATCCTTTGAGCATTTTTATCAACCCAAAAGATATTGAATATTACCAATCAAAAATTTCAAACAAACCTTTAACACCAGAAGAACAATACGAATTGGATAATTATAAATTCGATTCAAGAAACGGATCATTAATCTTAAATAATAATACGGTGTTTCCAGTTTTAGATGCCATTAAAAATCATTTAAAAAATATTGAGTTTAATGGAGCTTTTGTAAAAACATACCTGGTAGACGCTATTCAGAAAGCACAAGGAGTTAAAATTCCAATACTAAGTAAAGTTGAAACTGCTTGGGCAAAAAATCCTAACGACAAAGTAGATCCTATTTTTAAGGATGCAACCAAGATTGAATATTTTATTCCAAACGCAGGTTATTTTGACATGGATACACTTCAGGTTGAGGTAAACTACATCCCTTACACATTTTACCGAGATAAACAATAGTCTAATATATATACAATGAATAAATACACTGTTTTAAAATGGGAAAAGTTGCTGTTATGGCTTATTCCTCCAATTCTTAGGAAAAAAACTCATGTTGATTGGCTTAATGTTTTGTTGACGCCTCTTCGTACCATTTATGAAGAAACGCTGTATAAAATGCAGCATACAGGACAGGTCATTTATCTGGAAAAAGTACTGAATGAAACTTATAATCCAACTAAAAATTACAATCCTAATTTAAGTATAGAAGAAAAACGATTAGAAGAATTAATTTATATAGACGAATCGGTTAAGCCCACTATACAGTATGTATATCTTCACAAAGAATACTACGAACCGGATGGTACTTTAATGATTCCGCAATTAAAAGTATATACACATGATGAATATAAAAAAAGAAACAATAAACCTGTTTACCTCGCTCATCGTAAGGATTATACCCAAATAAATTATGCCAATTTTAGAGTGTTTATACCCGAAAGTTTAATAGCAAATAATACAATAACAGTTCAGCCAGCCAAAGATCAATCTGTACAAACGGATGCTATTAACGTAGCCAATATGGAATACCACAATCTACTCAATTTTTATAAACTGGCGGGTAAAAGTTACGGGACCTATTCTTATTCAGTAAAAGATTAAACTAAAAGTTGAAATATAAAATAGAGGTATTCTTATCTCAAAAAAAATAGTAAAAATAATAGACATTTAAAAACATAAAAATGAAACAAGTAAATTTTAGTCATTCAGGAGGATTTCCTCTGGAGCAAGAAACTTTAGAAAGACTTCAAACCGCTTACAGACATGAGTTATTCGAAGCCTTAAAAGGACATTTAAGCATCAAGACCAATAAAAACTATATCGTAGCCCCTGCAATGATCGACAAGAAAGGTTGGGCTATTATTCATCAAGAAGAAAAAGATCCTAAAGATGAAACAGGTGCGAAAATACTGGAAGGAATTTTATATCCTATTGAAAAAGGTACTCCAACTGGATTTTTAAAAACTACCAGAACAGGTACAAGTTTAACATACGGAACAGGGGTAGTACAAAATGCCTATTTTGATTATAATGCCCAATACATTAGTCCGGAAGATTATGCAAATCGTCCTGTACCTTCTCCAATCACTGATGCATTAGCAGTATATTATTATGAATTAAAAGATTTCAAAACCGTAAAAGATCTTCAGGCAATAGAAACTGATATTGATTTAATCAATCAAACCTATCTTCCGCTTGATGGATCAAAGGCAATGAAAGGAGATCTTGATTTGGGCTCTTACAAATTATCAAAATTAGACATAAAAGAAAGCGCTACAGCCAATGTAAGGGTTGCAGATTTTAGATTGGGATCAACTTTAGGTAGAGCAATAGTGAATAGTAATACTAATCTTTCTTTAAATTATGGTTCAGATTGGCAGAATACAAATATAGGAGGGAAAGTATATTTAGAGAATTTAAATACATCAGATTCTACTAGTTCTTTGTTGGTATTAGATGATTCAAATCAGGTTATTAAGAACAATACATTAATCAAGTCACTTGTTGATCGTATCGTAAAGTTAGAAGAACAACCTGCAACAACAGTACCTATCGGAATGATTGCTATTTGGGGGAAAACTGCACCATTTCCGAAAGGATGGGAAGAATATGTGCCGTTAAGAGGAAGAATGCCAGTTGGTTTAGATATCACACAAACTGAATTTAATGGTCTAGGATATGCTGCTGGACAAAAACGTAAACAAATTACAGTTAATGAACTTCCAGAACATAGTCATACAATTAAATCTGATAGGAATGAAAATAATGAGGGAGGAGAATACGCTATTGGTGGTGGAACTGTAAATGATAGAACTTCATCTACTGAACCTGCTGGGGCTGGTCATGATTTTTCAATATTGAACCCCTACAGAGTAGTTCATTTCATAGAATATACAGGAACAACTGCAGTAACAAACCCAACAAATTTAGAGGTATCGAACATCGGTAATACAACTGTAACTTTAAGTTGGACAGCATCTACGGATAGCGTAGCTGTAGCTAATTATCTGGTGTCTATAAATGGTGCTTTACCATTCTCAGTAGGGAATGTTCTTTCCTATGATGTTACCGGATTGGCTGCAGGAACATTTTACAGTTTTTATGTTGTAGCACAAGATGCAGCTGGAAAACAATTGGGTGTCAGTAAAACTGTAAGTGCAACCACAACTACAACTACAACGGTAATCGTTATAGCTCCGCCAACAGGCTTAAGTTGCTACGTTACAGACTTGCATCTAATGAATCTTAGTTGGAATAGTTCAACAGGTAATGTTAGTTACTACGAGATATTTAAAAGAGAATCTGGTGAAACTTATGGACAAACTGCGTCACATACAAATGCTGGTGACACTACCACTCGTAGTGTTCTTGGTAGAGCAAAAACAACATATTTTTTTAAAGTAAGAGCTATAGATACTGCAGGAAAAAAATCTGACTTTACTCCTGAAGTTTCAGTAACCACAGAAGGAGAATATTCATGTTTTGATGTAGAATCTTTGGTAACAATGGCATCTGGACAAGCAAAGAAATTAAAGAATATTGTAGTTGGAGACAAACTTCAAGGATTTTCTTTCCCGAACGAAATTGATGAGTCTGAAGGAGATTACATGCTATGGAATGGTAAATTAAATGAAGCTGCCAAAGCAGAAGTAACAGTAGTAAGTAAACAAACAAGTGTACAGCCAAATTACTACGAAATCATAACAGCAGATATAGTGATTAAAGTTACTGGGCAACATCCATTATTAGTTTCTCAAGATGGAGAAAATGTTCAATATGTATGTGCGAAAAATTTAATACAAAGTATGCTATTGGTTGATAAAACTGGAAAGACAAAAGCTATCGAATCAATCTTATTTAAAGAAGAGCCTCTAGAAGTTGCATTATTAGATGTTGAGAATGTGGATAATTATGTTATTTCGGGAATTGTTGTTCACAATAGTAAACCAATAGATCCAAAGGATCCAAATGCTCCAGGGAATTAAAGGAGAATAAGAAATAACAATATGTAATAATTTTTTGGGGCTTCATACTTTATGCCCCAAAAGATTATTTGTTAAAAGAATAATTAAACTAAAAAAGATTATACATGAATAAAATTGTGAAATTTATTTTTACAGCTTCAGCATTGCTGTGGCTTTTAATTACAATACTAACAATGATGCCAATAGCAACCTTATTACTACCAACCTTACTTATCTCAAAAAAACATTATACAGAATGGATCCTTTTTTTATTTGCATTGATTTGTTCTTTAGGTGTTTATCCTATATGTTTTATGTATGCCGTTATAAAATGGAATGGTTTTTTAAGCTATTTAAGAAAACTTAGTTTGAGTATCGACATTAGCGGAAATATGGTAGCTGGGGCATTATTAAACGATAACTTTATTATCGCTTCCTCTACAAATAAATTTGGTGTGGTTCAGGAAACCATAAGCGATAATTTAGGAGAAAATGAAAGAGATAATACATTATCAATTTTCGGAAAAAGGTTTACCAACTTATTAGGAGTAATTGATTTTAATCATGCTCAAAAATCTATAGTAGAAGATTAAAAAAAAATAGAAAAACCGATGATGCATAAAATTTCAGAATATTCAAACGAAATAAAACTATTACTTTATGGGATTTTTATTTACCTAGAAATGGATATAGAAATTGTTAAAGTGTTGTTTTACTTAATGGTAATGGATACTTTTTTAGGCATTATCAAAACCATAGTATTAAATAACCCGTTTAGTTTTAAAAAATTAGCTTTAGGATTTGTTTCCAAGTTAGCCGTATTGTTAATACCAACAGCTTTAGCATTAATGAGTAAAGGACTTAATTACAACTTTAAATGGTTTGTAACCATAGTAATGGATTTACTGATTGTTAGTGATGGGATTTCGATAATTAGCAATATTATTGCTATAAAGACAAAAAAAGAAGTAGAAAACTTTGACGCAATGACTTTGATTCTGAAGTCAATAAGAAATCGTTTGATAGAACTCTTTAAAAGAGTTTTGATTACAATCGATCCAAAATATCATATAGAAAAATAAATCGATTAATATCCAATTAAATAAAAGAGATAGTATAGATAACTAAACAACTTCTATACTATCTCTTATTAATTTGATTTATAAAGGAGAAAGAAAGATTAAATTTTCGCATATTATTTACAATCAATGATGCAGATTATGCTGTTTGTATATTTTCAAAATTTCAAAGAATAACATGACCAATGAAATTAAAAACAGTAATTAAAGAGGAGCCTTATTCATTAAGACGGGTATTTAGGATAAAAAAAATAAAAAAAATAAAGAATATAATAGATTTAAGTAATTCTTTTTATATTGTAAATAAAGAAGTTTCTTCGGGATTATTTGATGCAGAAATTTATAGAGTGACGTTCAGTGCAGAAAGGAATGGGGAACTAAAAAGTTACGATCTGTTCTTGACTAGTAATGAATTGATTTGTGATAAAGAGGTAAATATCTTAGAAGAGTATTTGGGTATAATTCTTTCTGGAGATGGATCGCAATTTGAAATTCTGGATTATCAAACAGATTTTGCCATCCAATTTGATCAGGAAAACAGTTCGTTTGTAGAATCCGATGAGGTAGATAAAGGTTTGGTAATTTTTAGAAAAACAAATTGATAAAGAAATCATGAATAAAAATTGCATTCAGCCTTAAGAAAATGTTTAACAAATTGGTGTTTTATAGAATTGAAATAGTTGTAATACTTTAATGAAATTTCTCTGAAAGTAAAAAAGAGTTTTGATTGCAAGTGAATTCCACAAAAAAATCCTGTAAAGATTATTTACAGGATTTTTTAGTTTTTCTAAAGTTATAATATTTAAATGTGATCTTTTCAGAATTTCTTGGAAACATAATATTTGGTGGTAACATTTTTGAACTATGTTTTTCTTTAAAAATAATCAAGTAGTGTTTTATTCTTTTACCAAACCAGATATACTTTCATCAGCAGACGGATGATCACTACTAAAAATTTTATAATCTGTAATTTCGTGATTTTTGTTTAGTATAAATATAATACCAATTTGGTCTGCTCCACTTATATTACAAATAAGCAATGTTTTATCAGTATTGACTATTTTTCCTAAAACATTTATGCCTTTATCATCATCAGTATATTCTCCAATTGAGTCATGAAACAATTTGTACACAT